CCTGATCCACCAGTTCCAGATAATCTTGGTGAAGAGTCTCCTCCAGCTCCACCGCCACCACCAGAATTTGAAGGTCCTGATCCACCGATTCCTGGATTTCCAGCTCCAGCTCCTCCTGTACCGCAAGGCGATCCAGGTCCTTGAGTATTTGCTCCTTGTTGTGATTTACCAGCTCCACCGCCACCAGAAAAATCTCTTAAAGTTGGATTAGATCCAGGTCCACCAACAGCCGAAGGTGCTAATGCTGTTTCAGTTCCTGCTCCACCACGACCTCCTTGGTGTGGGTTAGGTCCTTGTCCAGCGTCTCCTACTTCACTTGCTCCTCCACCGCCGCCACCTTGAAGTGGACTAGGGCTAGGTGCTGAAGAGTTACCTCCGTTTTGTCCTTGTGCGGGACTTACAGGTGGGGTGTTTCCGTCTCCACCTTGACGATTGTTAGGGCCTCCGCCACCGCCTCCGCCAGATCCGCCGTCGCCTCCTGTTTGACCACAACCTGTTCCTGATCCACCATATCCACCACCAGTTGAAGTAATTGTTGTAAATATTGAATCAGATCCTTGATTTCCATTTATACCAGGTTGAGAGCAAGGTACAACACCAGCTCCACCGGCTCCAATAGTTATTGGAAAATTTGCTAACGTTGCAGTAATTCCTGTAGTAGATGCAAGTGGGGATGCTGTATGTGGGGGTTGTGTATGGACTGGACTACAAGCTGCTTTTGCTTCTCTAAAGCCACCGCCTCCGCCACCGCCAGATCCTTTTCCATTATCCGAACCGCCTGAACCACCACCAGCTACAACTAAATAATCCATAATACTTGGATTACATTTTGTTCCTAAACCAATGTTTGTAACTGCAAATGTTCCTGGTCCTGTAAAAGTATGAGTTTTAAAATTACCACAAGTAGTTTCTGTTCCACCTGAAGCTTGAATAAAGTTAGATCCTACATTAGCAAAAGGATCATCAGAACCAATAACAACTCTCCAACCAACAGTTCCATCAATATAAACTAAATGAACACCTTGTCCTTCAGTTCCTAATTGAATATCTCCAGCTGATCCATTAACTTTTTCTGAACCATTTGGACTAATTGTTAATATGTTTGAGTCAAACGTATTATTATAATCTTGAAAAGCAATTACAACACCAGCTGCTCCTGCTGGTAAAGTAGCAGTTATTGCACTTGAAGTTGTATTTACAAAAAACCCTTGATTAGCTACAGCAGTAAAGTCACCTGTTTTAATGTCACCTGTTTGCCAAGTTACGGTTGATCCACTTCCACCTGCGGCTTTAATTAAACCGGATGCTCTTCCTTCACCTGCTTGTAATATTCCACTCATAAAATCCTTTTATCTATTACCTTGTTTGATCTAAATAAGTTACAGTAATATCTACGTTACCTGCACTAGCTAATTGTGCGCAAAGATGATCTTCATCTTCAATAACTAATCTGTCATTAAAAACAAAAGTCTCATTAGCACCAACAGCTTGATCAGATAAAACTTCGTAGTCTGTACCACCACCACCATCATCAATAAAAACATCTACTGTTTCGTCGGCACCAGCAGTTTCAGTAATTACAATTGACATGATAACATAAGTATGACCACTCACTCCGTTAATAAGCACAGATTCTGAGTTTGTAACTCCTGCGTTTAACGAAACTTTAAATACTTCACTTGCCATGCGTCCTCCTATTAAAATCCAAAAGCAACTGATTTGCCAGTTCCAGAAACCGATGGATTCATCGATCCTTGAATACTAACTACTCCAGTTCCATTTGGAACTATGTTTATAGCACCATTTGATGTAGAAACAATATTATTTCCATTAACATCTAAATTTCCACCTAATTGTGGTGTAGTGTCCTCTACAACATTTGCTATACCAGTCCCAATTGCAAGAGTTGCAATATCAGGATTAGTTCCATCATTTGCTGTAGCGAATACCATTTTATCACCTTTGTCAGTGCTTGCAAAGGTAAAACTATCTCCAGAACCTGTAACATATTTAAATTGTACAGTATGACTTCCTGAAGTTGAATTTCTTAAAATGTAAAAAGTTTGAACATCTAAAGGTATGGTTACAATTCTGTTTCCTGAAATAGTTCCAGTAAACTCTATCATTCTGTGTCCAGCAGTGTCTCCTGTTCCATTATCTGTAACAGATAAAGTTGTAGTTCCAGCACCACCTGCTATTGATTGTTGTGTAAACCCACCTGAAATTTGTTCTACAAGTTGTAAATTAGTATTTGTTTTAGCACCCCATGTACCAGCGTTTTCACCGGTTGCCATTAATTCTACGCCTAGAGGCGAAAATGTTGAAGCCATATTTTATCTCCTATGCAACGTCAGTATAACTTGTATTTGAACCGGTTGCAACATCTGTATACGATGTATTTGAACCTGTGTCAATATCTTGATATGCTTGAATACCTATTTCTGCAGCGTTTAAAGAACTAGTCATAGATATTCCTGTTAAACCCATAACATCTTCAGGGGCAAGAGAACCAACATTAAAGGAAGCAGATACTCCTGTTAATCCAACAGCCATGTCGGCAACAGTTGTTGAACCAACGGCAGAGGTTCCTACTACTCCGCTTATATCAAATATTTGAGCATCGGATACGTCAGGAGAACCAACGTTAGATGTAGCAGATAAACCTGTTACACCCATAACATCAGCTGGTGATAATGCACCTTGTGCTGATGTTGAAGTTAAACCAGTTAGTGGAACACCTATTTCATTTATAATTGTTCCTACTGCTGATGTTGCAGAAACTCCTGTAGGAAAAATTGTTGGTGATAATATAATTGTTTCATCAGTTCCCACAGATGCAGTAGAAGAAACACCTGTAAGAGGAACACCTATTTCAATTGTAGGTGAACCTATATTTGCTGTTGAAGAAACTCCTGTAGGAATAAATATTGCAGACTCAACTGTTCCCCAACCATTTTCACCCCAATCAAGAGTACCATAACCAGGTCTTATTTCTACAAAAGGAGTTCCAATAGAAAAAGACGCTGATACACCTGTTAATTGTACGTGAGGATCTGCGCTTTCTCCCCAAAATTCTAAACCATACGCGTCACGTCCCCAACCTTGTTCATTAAAAGCTGTTAATTGTCCTACAGATGCAGTTGCTTCTATACCAGTTAATAAAGCTCCAGGGGCATCACCATAGACATTATCATCCCAAGATAAACGACCCCAACCAAATTTTACTAAATTAGCTTCATTCCAATTAGCTTGTCCGTAGGTTAATCGGCCCCATCCTGATGCAACGTCGGGCATTCTAACCCTCCTATGCTATTCGAACTATAGCTGTTGATGCTGCTGCTGCGGGGAATTGAATTGTAAAAGTTCCGCTTGATACAGTTTTATCTCCACCAAAATCAATGGCACAAACTGCTGGATCACCTGAAGCTGAATCATTAAAAATTAAACAGCCTCTTGCAGTGAAAGATGCAGATGTAAAACTTGTGTCTGCAAAATCACAAACTGCAGTTGTGCTGTCAGCGACTGGTGTTACACTTGTAAGTGCATTTCCTTTTGCGGTATATCCCGATCCACTAACTTCATTAGAAGTTGTGTATGCTGTTGTACTAGCTCCTAACGAAGCTGAACTTGTATATAAAGCGAGATTGAAAGTATTCCCAGAGGAAGCTGTAAAATTGTGAACAGCTTTTAAAATTTCAACTTTGAAACTTGTACAAATTGCCGATGTTATTGCCATAATTTATCTCCTATGGGTTTGCTGAGTCAACTGGTATTCGAACAGCGCCATCAGTATAGTCATCTCTTCGTCTTCTACCAACTTGCTCGTTAGCAAACTTTTGTATCTCTTGTTTATATTTATTTTCATATAAAGTCAACATATCTATCGGACCTTTTAAAAAACCATATGCTTCTGATAAACAACAATATAACAACCCATTTGGAAAGTTAAGACTAAGATAATTAGTATTAGTTCCCTCTAAAATACCAACCATTTTGTTGTAATGAACCCTAAATTTATAAGTTGCATCAGGCACAGGGGCTAAAAACATACGTCCTGAAGTAGTATCAGTATTACCTGTAGCACCACCAAACATAGCATAATACTTAGGCTGGCCTCTTTTTGCAGTTTCTGTTGATGATATATATTCTTGTAAATATGTTACATCTTTCTTTTCTAACCAAACATTTGCACCAGTTATAGCTGTTGTTGAATCATAGACTTGAATACCTCTAATAAACAATGCACCAGCTGGTGCATTAATAGTTTCTTGTCCTATAACTAAATTACCACTTTGTTGTTTTCTATCAGCATCTATTGGAACATCGCGCATAATTCTATATTGTGCGTTTAAAATTATATTTTCTAAAATAGAATCAGTTAATACATTAGAGTCTGTTTCAGTGTAATTTCTAATTTGTGTTTTTAATCCTGATGCACTTAATCCTGACATTATACTAGT